GATGATGAGTTTTATTGGAACATCTATCATAGTGGTTGGTGGGGCCGTAGACTGGCTGGTACAATCTACTGGAACATTCGTACGTACACCTATAACTTTCCGATAGGCCATCCTAATCGTAGTTGGCGATCCTTAACCAAAGGAAAGTCTTTTAACTTCCTAGGACCGGGACTACCCAAAAATGGGCCTCTACGTTACGCCCTAGTGGGTGGTAAGACACCCCTCGGCAGGGGTACCACCTGAAAGTACGGAGAAGCGCTTGTGGGGGCTTTAAAACGGCTCACAGGACAAAAGAAGCCGTAAATACCCAACTTAGGCCCCCAAATGGGGGTCTTTTTCTATCTGGACACATCAGACAAGATGCCCCCACCTCCGGTTTCTCTTTTCTTCTTCAATTTTGACCATCCCTATCCGTAGTCTTTCGAGATAAACAGAGGCATCGAGGAGTTCTTCAATGGTGTGGTCAATCCAGCCCACTATGGAGATGTCGTCACGCTCCATAGACACGCCGTACTTCTTCATCCCCGCTTCGCTACGTTCAGCTATCCTATCTACTACTCGAACAACGATAGGATCTTCGATAGTCCATTCTGTAGTATGATAGTTAGGCGCTTCTTCCTGCTCGACTAGCCCCGGCACAAGAGAGTGGTTCCCATCATCCTCGATGGTGTTGAGTCTATCGAACTCCTCTTGTGTCATAGCGGGATTACCTAGATCATCGTACTTTATGTCTGCCATTATACATCTCCTATGTCTACCATTTCACACACGTTGCCATCACAAGCTAACGTCTGCGAGGCAGCTGTGTTATCTTCCTTCTCGAACTCTGTTAAGCCTGACCAGTCTATCGTATCAGGTGATCTCTTGACTAGCTCGGTGTAGTCTCGTCCGTTACACTCTTGATACGGCGCTTGAGCGTAGACGTGATCACTATATGGCAGGAAAGCAAGTCCACTACACAGGTCAAAGTTCTCCCACATCCATGCTCCGACAGCCATCCACTCGTCATCTTTAACAGAGACCGTAACGCTTGGCTTGTGTTCGCACCACTCTTCGGCGTACTGTTTCCATAACTCGAGGTGGTCAAGTGCAGATAACTCTGATCGTAGTTTAGCTCCCTTAGGTGCAGCAATGGGAAATGAGAATACTCCGGTGTTACCACTGGTATCCGAGACGGCATCTTCGAAGGGGACACCCGCTTGCCTAAGGAAGGACGTGAGGGGATCTTTCTTGTCTGCTCTAACCGTACGAGTGTAGAAGCTAGAGTGTCTAGGATGGATTCCACTAGCTGAGTCTACCAGCTGCGAGACGGTACCACTTGGTTTGACACAGGTGATTGCTGTGCTTGGTTGGATTTCCCACCGTTTGGCGTATTGTTTGTTGGTTGCATTAGCTACCTTTCTCATCTCTCGTAACCACTGTTCTGTCTGTTTAGATACTATACCTAGGACAGAATGGTCTAGGATACCAGTGAGAGAGACACCAAGTAAGCGCTCCTCTTCCGTATTGTCCTTCCAGATCTTACGGATATACTTGAAGTCAGTCAACGTGGACTGGTAGGTGCCGAGAATAGTAGCTAGTCGCACCTTTCTATTTAGATCTGCTAATGTATCATTGCTGCGCACAATCACTTCAGTCAAGTTACACACCTGATGTGGACGTAGTATGATCTCACTGCACGGATTGGTTCCCCATTCGTGGTTAGGGTCACGCTTACCATACTTCTCCACCTGTGCACGAGCAGCTAAACGGCTGAACATACCACGCTCCCCTGATCTGCTCTTCATTAGAGAGAGCCACTCTTCCATAAAGGAGGGAGTATCAGGCTTGGTAGTATAGACCACGCTGTTGTTGGCGAAGCTACGGTGTGGGTGTTGATCGAACCACTGCCCTGACTTACATAGGCGTAGCTGGTTGTCACCTAGGTTGGAGAGTGAGATCATCGCTGACCTACGTACCCCACCTACTACTACTGCTTGAGCCACCATACACATGATGTCGTGACACTCTAGGCTGGTTAGCTGTCGTCCTGATGCGTTGATGCATGTCTTGGTAACAAAGCAAAGTAGTGCATCAAGCGGCTCAGGTCCACTTGCTCGACCACCAAAGACTTTCAGTCTTGCTCCAGCTGGTCTAAGTTTACTGAGATCCCACCGTGGTATGACAGCCTTTGCGAAGATCGAGTAGAGGACTTGCTTGAGCCCTTCTGCCCACCCCATCTTTGAATCTGCTACCACAACAGGACTATCTCCGTTGATCTGGAGAGAATGGGGTACAGCGGGTAGGTTGCTTATGTACTGTCGTTCCACTGAGTAGCCAATACCTGAGCCACACATCAAAATATAGAGAGCTTCATCGAAGGCACGAAGGTCATCTATCTTAGTGTAGGAGCAGTTAAAGCCAGCCATGTTGTCTCGCTCTAAGGCAGGGCCAGCAGTCATGAGGCACCGCATAGAGGGCATGACGCCCATAGTCTCTATGCCATAACTGAGATCTGTGTAGTCAGGAGTAGATACATTGACATGTTCTTTCATGAACCTCATGTACCTATCTACTGTCTCTTTCCACGTCTCCCTGCGCTGCTCGTTTTCGAGCCACCTAGCATACCGTGACTGGTGGATGAAAGTCTGGTAATTATCCATCAAGATCGTAATCCAGTTCTATTAAGACATCTTCGAAGAGTTTTATATGTTTACTTTGATCAAACATTTGATCGAAGATATCTTCAGGTGTTAGCTCCATGATATCACAGAGCTCTTCTACGTCATACTTGGTACAGATACGACGGCGTAACTCTTCGAATGAAATGTTTGTGCTCATCCGTAAGCTTCTTTTAATGCTTTCAGTGATATCCAGCTGTGATCGTACTTCCCATCTTCTACATTGTTGCATAGTACTACTCCACGCCAGTAATTTTCATTAGCGGGGCCAGCAAACTCGTGGAATTGATCAAAGTAACAACCCACAACAAGAGTATGCTTACCTCTCTCTTCATAGAAGTCTCGAAAGTGAGTGTGTCCAACAGTGTAAGACTTATGCTCCTGCTTAACAATAGCACGAGCGAGATTGACTGATGAAAGAGGGGTAGAAAGAATAGGAGAAGGACATACGTGATTGTATGTGACTCCATCTATTGGCTCTCCTGCAAATAGGTACTCGTTTATATTATCGTTAAAGTCCTTCTCACATAGATCACCGATACCAAACGTGCCACTCATGACACCAGCATAGCTCTCTGCTGTACGTATCCTATTCTCGTGGTTGCCTCGACGTTTTTCCCGCCTTGGTAGCCTCTTCTTGTTCTTTTTGTAAGGCCACCATACTTTTTCCATTGCATCTATATAAGCATTTATATCATTTGTATACCTTCTACTGTCATACCCTTGCTTACCTTTGTCATAGGTACACAGTGAAGGCATATCAGCTGAGTCCCCTATATCAATAACTACGTCAGGCCGCATAGCATAGATGAACTTACCAAGCCATTCGAACCTATCGTTATTGTGCTCGGGATTAGCGTGGCTGTCAGGGATAATTAAATGAGTAGTCATTTATGATCCTCTTGTATCCAGCTAAGGGGTATCAACCTATCCGCAAAGAGGAAGCCCTTATTCATACACCACCTAGCGTAAGATGTAGGGCTGCCTCGATACAGTTTGTTCTGGCTGTTACCAAAGACGAAACGTACGTCGAGATTGAGGTGTTGTTCCTTGACGAACATATGTTTCTTTCGATCAGCACTGGAGAATAAGCCCTTTGCCTCAATGATGATCCCGTTGGGCAATACGAAATCAGGCGTGTAGGTGTGACATGTCACGGGCTTGGTGTAAGAGATCTTATATGTCTCGTATTTAACGTAGACACCGTTAGCCTTCAAGTCCTCAGCGATCTTGTATTCAAGACCAGACTTGTACCTACCGTGACGTCTAGCTTTTTTATTGTATTTTGGCTTCACTAGACTTGTTCCTCTTGTATTCAAGATCTTGACGAAGATATGATAGTTGTTCCTGTTTAGCTTGTACCGTATCTTCAAGTATGCCTCGCTCGTTTTGCAAAGCAATCAACTCCTTTTCAAGCACAGTAATATACTCCCATATCTGTGACATGGCAGCAGTGAGCCAGCCGCCGTGGACAGGAATAGAATGAGAAAGATCACCATTACGTAGCATGAACTGCCATTCCTCTCGAATGTCTGCTACTTCCTTCTTATTACTCATTGCTGTTTCTCCTTGTTAGCTTTGATCCGTTTACGAATACGCAGGGGGAGTGGGTTTCCTGCTTGCTTTGTATTAACGATATCGATTACATCTTGCACAGTGGTGAAACACAAAGCTTCTTCATCATAGATAATAACATCGAATTCATCTTCTAAGTCCATGATAAACTCTTGTTCGTCAAGACTATCAAGTCCAAGATCGTCTCTGAATTTTGACTTGACTGTGATGTTAGGCATATCATCTACGTAAAGATCATTGAGTAGCTTCTTGAGTCTATCCTTTGTGTCGCTCAACTCTAGGCTCCTTTACAACAGTAGTAAGAAAACGAGGACCAGTGCTATAAAGATACGTGTATAGACCTTGTCCGTCATTGGAATCCTTCCAGCAGTCCTCTTTGTAAGGACAGTACGAGCACTGCACACATAGTTTCATGTTACCACTCTTACCATCTTCGATAGCTTCATAGCAGCGCTCGGGTGGAGTGTCTAATTCTACAACCTCCTTCATGTGGCGTATCCTAGCTGCGGCGTCAATCATCTCCATATCAGCCACAGGAAGTACCGCAAGTTTGCCCAAGCTCTTCTCCATAACCAGAAAGGCACCTTGATCTTTGCCTCTGGCTTGGGTATACGCAGAGATTTGAGCGATATAACCGAAGGGGTCATCATTATAGAGTTCTCCGTTCTTGAACTTCTCGAACCCATACCGTGATGCTGACTTCACATCAACGGGAACACCATTAATCTCACAGTCCATATGACCCTTGATGTTTTCGATTTCAACTTCATGTTGTTCGTGAGTCACGGTATGCCCCGCCTCTTTAACAAGGAAGAGAAGCATAGCTTCGATGATGTGACCGTAGAGAAACTTAATATACGTATCCGGACGTAGTTGTTCTTTACCTACCGCTTCCGGGTCCTGATGTTCGTACCACAGTTGTTTATCAGGCTTGCCGATGTTGGACATACGGAGGTAGATGTCTCGCTTTTTGCCAGACGTAGCTAATGAAGTCTTAACTGCTTCTTCGATAGCAGAGAGCATTTCATCCATATGTTTTTGAGTCTTATCTTGAGGATGATGTAGTCCCGGTATGTAGCTGCCGTCGAACAGCCCTTCAATATCTTTGACGAGGGTGCCTAGTGTCTTACCTGTCATAGCTTTTGTACCCTATTCATTGGAGCAGCAACAATCTTGTCCGTCTTTGCATCTCTAATATAAACAGCTTGGTGCCTATTCGATAGACGCGCTATTTGTCCTTGTACTACTTCACCGTTAGTACGTGTATAAGTCACTACGTTTCTGGTCTTTAACATAGTTACTCCTTTAATTTAGAACGAGCTTTGATTTCTTCTGAAGCGAGATGCAGAAAGTCAGCCGCCTTACTCAATTTCTGGTAATCTGACATATACAGATCACCTTCTAACTCATGCATCATATTAACTGGATCGCGGACTAGCTCGGAAATCTTGACGATGAACTCCAAAGCATTCATCTGCTCATGCCAGCCAAGCTTAACGTTACCAGCCTTCATTTTATCTTTCTGTTTTGGCATTAAGATTCTCCTTCTAAGGTGAGAACGAGGGGAGCGGCTAAGTTACACTCAACACTAGCTCCATATACGAAGCCGTGACTCCCCTCGGCTCTAGTTAGTCGTTACTGAACTCATCGTCAGCTGCTTCATTAATGTCCTCATCTTCGAAATCATCTCCTTCAAAGTCAAAGTCAGACATATCGGAAGAGCGGATGAACTCAACCAAGCTAGTGACTTGAACTGCATTGAAGCCACCGCTCCTGCCAGCGTCCCAAGTTGCGCCAGAAGGGTAGTCATAGGCAGTGACACGGACATTAGCTATCGTGCCATTACCGATAGTATCGGGCTCGACATCATTACGTGCTTTGTCGAATACCTTAGGAGGATACCCGGTCTTAAGTGTGATGTAAGAACCACGGAAAGGCTTGTCTGCCTTCTCCGCTTTCTTCTTATCGTCTTCTCTGACGGAACTCTTCAGCCCCATCTCTTCGAGAGTCTTGATAGCAGTCTTGTTCAACTGCCCGAGATCAACAGTCCACTTGCCCTTCTTCATGGGATTGGTCCGCTCAAGGAAGGGCCAGTAAATAGTCCCTTTGATCACTGCTTTCGCTTGTATACTCATGGTCTTAAGCTCCTTGCTTTTGTGAGTCTATACACTATTATCTCATGTCTAGGCTAACGTGTCAAGCACTTTTTCCATTATCTTCTTCAGCTTTCAATTTCTGTGCTGTAAGTATGTGTTCACGGGTTAAGCTCCCGCATTCTTCTACTTCATAGATTACGATATCAGGTGCGCCTTCTTTTGGACGTAGAGTATGAAGGGCAGCACTGACGCACTCTTCTTTGGCAGAGTAAGCACGGAGTGTATCACGATACGCCATAATAAATTTACTCATTAGCCTTAGGGCCTAGTTGCTTATCTGCTACTAGGTTGACCTCCTCGTGTTTTATCTTATCACTGGCGTAGTATTTGCGCCAGATATTTTGAATGGTACGTAGAGGAGCACCAGTCAGGTTGATCTGCCCTGGAAATGCCTTCTCCAAAGAACCAGAGAAAGATGGGTGTGGTGCACCTAATTGCATACATAGATGAATGCAAGTAATAGCATCTTCTTCTTCCATCTGTACTTCAGGGTTATTTGGCATTATACTTCATCCTTTCATGGTCCATATTAAACCAATGTTAGCAGCAGCATAGCCAGCAAAGATAATAGTATGAGCATACTGACCATACCATGTAGATACAACAGCTTGTCCTACATATAAGGCAGTGACTACCCAAA